CATCTTCAGCAGCAGCTTCAACAGGCACATCTTCAACAGGCACATCTTCAGCAGGTTTTTCTTCAGGAATTACCTCGGTGATTACGCCTTCGGTGATAGTCACCACTTCGTTCTCGATGAGAACTTCACCCGTATAGTCTTCTACGACATCTAGATTCTCGTCGATGACAGTGACAGCAGCATCCACAGCTATCTCGTCAGCAGCAACGGTTACGACTGCATCCTCGGGGGTTACGCCCTCTACATCTTTAAACTTCTTGGTGGCTGCGAAACGCTTAACGTTCTTAAATTTTTTCTTCATAATATTTTTGGTTAGTTTTAATCCTAATAGACCCTCTATCGAGAATCCTAGTTTTCCTTGTTTCTTCACCTCGTCGTCCCAGAACTTCTTGTCGGTGACCTTCGCCATGACGAACCATGTTCCCTTGGGTAAATCTGTGAATCCGAACGTCCTGGACTTGTCCATCGCCGGATCTTCTATGATCCAGTGCTCTAATACGAACACCGGAGCAGGTTCTTTTGTGTGCTCGACGTTGAATGTAGAATTCTTCTTGGCGAACTTCTCGACCAGCTGGGCCGTCACCTGCTCGGTAAACACGACGTTGTACTCTCCGTCCTCGTCGTTCCTGTATATCTCCATGTTCGGAATTATGGCAGGTCCGGCGATGATCATACGTTCTGCATCAGCTGCAAAAGTCATCTGCGCATGACTCGAGAGCTTAACGCCCTTGATCATTATGGCAGGATTGGACGTCACGGCGATCATATCTATATTCTCGTCGAGACCATCGGCCGAAATCTTGTAGGTTGGTAGTTTCACGAACATACTGTGTTTGCATTAATTTTTTTTCGCGGCCTTCTGGTACGACGTGATGTTGAACGCCAGTATGACCGGCAGATCACACACGTTTTCCCATTTGGTTATATCGTCACAGCACAGGAACAGTATCAAACTTTCCCAGGCGAACGCCCCGTGGTTCTTCTGCATCTCCATCTTCTTCCGTTCAGCGGCCGTCATCACGTCTTCTTCTTCGAGCATGTCCTCCTCGTTCTCCTCGAACAACGACTGGTAGACGGCAATAAGTCCGTTGCGGTAGTTCAGGTATTCTTGCCAATTCTTGGCGAGCTGATCTGCGGGCATCTTCAAGAATCTTAAAGAGCGATAGTCTATATCTACTTGATTGTAAGGCTCGTAGGTGTGCTTCACCATTCCGCCGTTAAACTTTTTTCTGTAGAGCACCGCGAGCAGTTTGTCGAGTTCCCCGTGAGTCAGGTAGTGTTCTAAGTCGATAAATTCTCCTAGTGTGATCTCCTGAAAGTTCATCCTTTCTAGCGTCTCGTCCTCCATGTTGACGGTCAGCCCGACGGTGTACGCCTTCATCTCGTCCTGCATGTTCTGTATGTCCTGCATCACCTCCCTGGCCTTCATTCTCCCTACCGTGGTCTTGTCCACGTCGAGGAATATGCTGACCAGCTCGATGTTGTGCTTCAAGGGCGTCAGCTGCATGCCAGCCACCTCTATTATTTCTTTATACTGTTCAACGGTCATAGTTCTGATGCGTTTCTGATGGTTGATAATCTCAGGTTAGTCTTGACAAGGTCGGTCTCGGAGACCACCGCCTTGATCAGCTGCGGTTCTGCCGCTCCGGCTGTCGCAGATTCTCCGGTGCTGAGCCCGTTCTCGTTGCCCCGACCGAACAGGGTGAACCCTGGTGCCTGTGTCGGAGGAGCGGGTTTTGGTATGGACGATACGTAATTCGTGGGAGGTATGCTAGGAGGCGTATCCCCCCCTGGCAAAGTCACGGTGCCAGGCAGCTTGACGGCCACGATCTTCTTGATGTTAGCGATACCGCCGGCCACGGCGATTCCCGCTGCGACCGCGCCAAGCGCCGGCCCAACTATTGGTATTCCGGAAAGCGCAGAGAAAGCGCCCTGCGCTGCCTTGTACGTGTCCATCGTGGTCTGTGCGACGGCTGCTGCTTTTCCTATTGCCGAACCGGTGCCAGCGAGTGCGCCGAGCGTGTTCAGCGTTGTTATGGCCGTGCTCTTTACGTTGTCAGCGTCCACCTTCCTGAGCTCGGCCTTGAAGTCCACCTCGTCCTGGTTTATCGCCTTGATGTCGTCAGACAGCTGTTGCTCTGCCGCCTTTTTGAGCGTAGCGTACTCCTCGTCAGACAGCTGTTTGCTCTCGTGAAACCCGTCCAGGTCTTCCATCTGCTTATCGTACTCCTGCTGCTGCGTTATCCTGTCTTGTTCGAACTCGTTGGCGACCAATGATAGTCTCAGCTCTTCCAGCTGGTCGTAGCTCTCCTGGTCACTCACGACCTTCTCCGCCGCTGCCTGGTCCGTTATCACCTTCACCGCTGCTATCCTCGATTCTTCCGCCGCCGTGATGATGGCGGTCTTCTCCTCCTGTAGCATGGTCTCCGAGGACTTGGTGTCCTCGATGAGTCTCGTGTACTGTTCCTGTGTTGCTGCGATCGACCTCTCGGTCTCGTCCTCGATGAGACCTATCTCTAGGTCCTTCAGCGTCCTAGACGCGTCGAGCCTCTCCTGTCCGTACTTTGCAGCAGCTTCTTTCTTCTTCTTCTGCGCCTCGGCGTACTTGTCTGCGTTCTCATCTGCCTCGGCCTTCTCCGCGTTGGACACTCTCAGCACGTCCAGCTCCATCTCCTGGTGTATCGTCTTTATCTTGACGGACGCCGCTTTTATCTTGTCCGGCAGTTCTTTATACGCAGTTTCTTGTTCCTCGCTGAGGTCCTTGTTTCTGAACACCAGCGCGTCCAGGTTGGCCATCTGCTGCTTGAGCACCCTCTCCTCGTCCTCAGCATACTTTAGGAGGTTGGAGTTGCGGTCCGCCTCCAGTTTTGCTATCTCTGTTTCTGATGCTCCTCTGAGCTTGGCGAGATCTATCTGCTGCTTCGTGAGGCGCGTGTATATGACTTCAACGTCGGATGTGTATGCCGCTTGAGACTCTAGGGCGTCGTTGAGCCGTTGCGTTGCCTTATAAGCATTGTCCTCTTCCTGTGCGAAGTACACGACTGCTGCTACGAGAGCAGTTATGGCAAGAATCAGCACTCCAATTGGGTTGGCCGCCATGGCAGCGTTGAGCAGCTTCATTCCTGCTGCTGCGCCCTCCATAAGAGGGCCTATTCCCGTCATTATCGATATGAAAGACGTGGCCTTCGCCTGCGCGTTGGCTATTTCGCCTGCTGAAAATCCCAGCGCGTCCCCGAATGCGCCCACTGCGCCGGCGGCGATGCCGAATCCCGCCGCGATGCCGCCTCCGATCTTGGAGATGTTCTGTCCCATCGTCACCGAATCCTCGGTAAACTTGGTCAGCTTGCCGGTGGCCTCCCCCATCTTGTCTAAGAAGGGGCTGGTGTTCGCGTCAACGTCTACTATTATCTGTTTTGCCATGACTTTATTCTACTAATTTTTTTAGGTCTGGATATTCTGGAGCTAGGAGTATGCCAGCCGTCAGTATTGAATGCAAAGACATCGCCATCAATTGGTCCACAGTCATCACGTGTTTTATGATCTCGCTCCTCCTGAGTATCGAGTTGGGCTGCAGGTCCTCATCTCCGCGGTAGATGAACCCAACTATCTTTGCAGAGTTCTTCTGGAACTCGTCGCACAGATCCTGAATCATCTCCATCTCGTTCATCGTCAGCTCCTGAATGTCGGTTCGCACCTTGTATCCGGCGATCTCCTCGACGTACTTGTAGACGGGGTCGTGGTGCACGAAGTCTAGCGCGTCGAGTATCTCGCCTACGCCCTTGCCCGTCATGTGCTCGACCGTCTCCCTGTCCACCTTTAACAGTATCGAGATCATGCCGATCGTGTCAGCGAAGTCTATCTGCTCATACTGTGCCACCGTGACCTCTGCCCATGATTCGGGCACCGTGAATTGTTGTTTGTCTGTCATATTTAGTATATTATTTTGTTGTACTCTATCTTCACGTACCAACAGATGTCTGTCGCCGCTATGCCCGTTACAGTCGGTACCAGTGCGTCGTTCGTGTTGTCCGCTGTCATTGCAATAGTTGTCGCCGCCATAGAAACATCGGAATCAGATGAAGTTACACTCCAGGCACCGACCAGTGAAGTAGTTCCTGCTATGTTCTTGACTATTCCAGACGCAGAGAAGTTCTTGACATCGCCGGTACCACTAACCGCGAGACAAGTCATTTTGCAATCGTATACGCTGCCTGATGCTATAGTAAACCTCAGTGAGTTTGAATCTAAGAATGCTTCAGCTGGCGTTGCATTTTCTGTCCACTTATAAAATGACAATACTCCGTGTTGAGAATATTTGGTTACTCCATAAACATTCATATAGGCTAAACCACGCGCTGATTCACCAAAATGATTTGCCAACGAATAATGTCCGCCGCCGTGCGAATAATGTCCAGATGCTGTCGTGTTATATCCTTCGGCGTGTGAATAATTACCAGACGCTGTCGTGGTATCACCTTCAGCGTGAGAATAATTACCAGATGCTGTCGTGTTATATCCTTCGGCGTGTGAATAATTACCAGACGCTGTCGTGGTAGCACCTTCAGCGTGAGAATTGATTCCACTAGCAGTATTTTCATTTCCAAAACCACTTCCTCCTTCAACAAAACTTCCCACACCAACCTTACCAGTCCTGAATCCGAAAGTGAACGCGCTGTTCGCCGCGTCTATGCTAGCTATCTCGACGCCAGCCGCCGAATAATACAGACCGTCATCTCCTGATAGAGAGAAACGACCGTTTTCCATTGTAAGATCCGTGAGAAGCGTGATGCCATTGAAGGTTTGTAGATTTACCATCGCGGTCGTACCTATATCATCTGCTGCATATATATTTACGTTAGGATATGTGAAAGCACCTCCAGTGACACTAATGCCGGCATAATCATCATGATTGTATGAATATATATCAGTACTAAATGACTGTAATTGTAATGTTGATTCTAATCCTGCGCCGCCGTCTGTAGTAAGAATGACGTTATTAGCATTACCATTAAAATCCAGCTCGATCTGACCTCCGCCATTCTGTGAAGTGATCGATCCGGCGCTAGTCATTTTTATTTCAGCAGCGAACACACTGTTCCAGTTGAAAATAGATGATCCGAGATTGCCCTGTTTGTCTAATGCAGGTAACACATTAGGATATATCAACGGTGACGTTACTTCGTTTTCTTTTGCCACTATGTCATCACCGACCCTAGTCCACATTGATAGTATGTCAACACCTCCGACGATGTGAACATCCTCACCGATCCAGATCTCGTTGTCTCCCGTTATCGTCTTGTTTGATGATCCGACGATGTACGCACCAGTTACACCAGGTAAGACGACGTTGTTGTCTCCTCCGAGGATTATAGTGCCGATAGTCCCGTCAATGCTATTGTTTCTCCCGATGACAAAAGATTCTGTCGCCGAATCCGCCTCAAGGTATGGTAACGTCTCAAAAATCTCCGGAGAGGTTGTCATCAACTTTGTCGTGTAAATGGCAAGACTACCGTCGTTTATTAAGACTGCTTTTGTCTTATCAACGCTCAGACCAGCACCTATTATCAGGTTGTTCGTACCAGTGATCACGTTCTCGTCGCCGAGCACGAGGTTATAGAACGAGTAGGGATTTATGAAGTTGTTCTCTCCGAGCATGATCGTGCCCAATGACGCGGTGAAATTCGCTTCAAGTGCGCTGTTGTCCGCCGCCCTTTTGAGCGTGTCTAGAGGAGGAGGAAACGGGAACGGCGGCTCGTCGGAGGAGAACGGAGACAGCGTTTGCGTCTCGTCTACCGTGATGAGCTTAACGGACGTCGGGCCTTTAGATCCCGCGTCGTAGTCGTTGATGTTCAGAATGTTCCAGTAAGCGTCTTTGATCCAGATCCTGTCGTTGAGCTTGGTGTTCATAACATCGAGCTGTGTCAGGTTGAAGTGAGCCATCATTACCCTGCCCTTGTCAATCTGTTCGATGTTCCTTCTCCAGTGCATGTTGAACAGATTGTTGTTCGTGAAGTACGCCGTGTCGTAGTATAAGTACCGCTGACACATGTTAAAGTTGAGATCGAAAGTCGGCGAGATCGGGTCGTCGAAGTGGCCGGCATAATTGTATGTCGTCGCGCTTCCTAAGACGGTCGTGCCCTGTAGTATGTCGTAGGAAGTACAGGTTCGAACTCCGCCGTCGTACACTATCCTCACGCCGGTCTTAGGCTCCTTGCCCTTGACCCCCAAGACATATATCCCTTTCAGGTCATTCTTTATGATCGGCATCGGCTCGAATGTGACCGCCATCTTCTGATCTCCCTTGATGTTCTCGTCTGTGAACACGAACTCCGCCTCGCCGTACACCTCGTTTGTTGCCTGGGTGTACCCGACGTTTATCTCGTCGCTCGCCGTCTTGTAAGTCAACTTGAGCGTCTTGTTGCTCTCCTCCGACGCGAACGCGATCGTGCTGTCCATGTCCTGAACCTGCTTGTCGGTCCAGTCCCATACGTCTCCGTCGTCGTAATATGCGTCCCTGGTCTTGAATATGATGTGCTTGTCCGTGTTAACGTCTACCTCTGCATAGAGGTTGTACATTGTGAGTATGCTCTTTATGAAGTCCTTCGCCTTCACATTCTTTGGCACGTAGAATCTGGCAAGTTTCGTGCCTGTGAAGTCCACGTTCACCGGAGGCGTTATCTTCAGCGTGATGGCGGAAATCTCGAATCTGAAGTCGAGATCTGCTGGTAATAATCTGGCAGCAGCAGGAGTGCCTGCATTAGTAGTAGACCAGAATGCCTGGTTGGCCGTCATCGGGTCGACATGAAATCCTATGGACTGTGTGAACTCTGTCGTCACCGGGTAGTTCACGTAGTTGTTCGTCATGGTTACTGTAACAGGCGCCGTAGAGGTCCACATTACGGTGTCGCCCGGTGGCAATGAGTAACTGTTTGAAGCCACGCCGGTAGAGCTCTTCGAGAAGAACGCCAGATTGGTATTCATGATGATGCCAGAAGGAGCATTTAACATCAATTTAGCGCTAAAACCGAAACCTCCTGACTGTGAACTCGCGCCTTCGGAGTCCCTCCTGAGGTAGATCGTAGACGCCTCGTTGTTGGTGAATATCGCCTGATACTCTATCGTGTACTTGAACAGTGCATACTGACTCTGTGGCAGATTGTACGGTATGGCGTACACGCCAGTTATGTTATTGTAGCTGTTGGACGGGTCGATCAGCTCGTTGCTTACTATGTACTTTCCACCCAACGTCCAAGACTGCGTCGCGGCAGGTATCTGTACGGCAGTCGAAGTTACCGTCGTGTCGTTCGCCTCTACGTTATAATAGGCAGTAGTCAACAATTTAGACGGGTCCACTATGGACCCGTTGTAAGGTATCAGCAGCTTGTGAAAGTTTATGTTGTCGTCGAACATGGAGTCCCACGTGTACGAGAAACCGATCTTTGCGAATATCTTGTCCCAATAATTCTTGGCGTAGATGCACAAAAGGAAGTCGTCCAGCTGGTAGTTGCCATACCTTGAAGAGGGCATCGGCCATCCGTACTTGTATCCGTCAAGGTAAGTATGTTGTATCGAGTCTATGACAGACGCAACGTTGTTAGGGTGATTGAGCTCCTCGTACGCCAGGTCCGTGAGCCGTATGTCGCCAAGCGCCTGGAAGAAGCTCGACGCACCGTCCGCAACGGTCACCTCGTACTCTATCTCCTGGTCTCCCGTGTCATTCGAGGGGCTGCGCTTGTTGATGCTCAGCAGTCTCATGTAGCCGGTGAAGACGATGGCGTCGTCCTGTATGATATTGGCCAACGTCTTCGCGAACCTGTTGAAGGTCGACGTGACTATGTTGATGTTGAATATGTTTCCCAACGCTGTGTTGGTCGCGTTGTCTCCTACCAGAGTAACGGTTTTAGTGTACCCGCCCTTCCTGGAAGAGGGATCCTTGATGTCGGAGATCGCCCTGTTGATCGGCACCGGCGTGTTCTCCTTCACGGTCAACATCGATGATGTGGTTCCGGTGGAGACCTTATCTACTGTACCGCCCGTTCCTGTTGGACCACCCGGATAGATGCCATACAGTTGTACGATAGTAGAGCTCCAAACTTTGCTAACCCTGCGGTCGCCATCGTACAACGGGTCTGTTCCGCTGATTCTTATCTCGTCGTTAAGCACAAGGTTGTGCGGTGCGGTGAAAACGAAGTAAAAATTCACGGCGTCGTACCAGTTGGAAAGAGTTCCTACCGATGTTAATATTTCGTAATCTGAAACTAGTTGTACTTGAACCATATTTTATATGTTTATGATGTCATTGTTCGCAATCATGAAAGAGATCTCGTACTTGATGTTCTTGTCCTGGGGACGCTGTCCCTCCTTGAGTGATCCTGTCGATATGACCACGGGAACTGTAACGCCGTGCTTTATCATGTATACTTCGGGCTGTCCGACCATCTCTAGGAAGTACGCCGAGTCCTCCGGAGTCAGCCACTCGGTCCTCACCGTGTATGTGCTGGTCTGGTTGATGGAGTATATCGTCTTTCCCGCCTCTGTAGAAGCGTAAGTCCAAGGATTGGTCCCAGACTGTGACCCGAAAGACTTCGTATTGCTCTTCCTCTCCCAAGACAGCGTGTGTTCATTTCTCATCCTGAACGTGAACGATCCCATGCTGCCCAACCTGTCCTTGAACATCAACACCAGCGTTTCGTAGTTGGAGCACTGAGGCAGCATGTTAAACTGATACATCTGAGAGATTGAAGTTGGTGTATTGTTGATCAACAGAATCCGGTACCATTTGGTATCTGATTTCAACAACGGTCCTGTGCCCAGCAAGAGGTTAGGACAGGTCGCCCCTATCTCCGTAGGTCCCACATTTAGGTAGGTTACATCGGTCGTCGACGTGTTCACAGCAGACTCATAAATGGTACCGTCGTCTGTCTGCGCCCACACCTTCCAATACGTGTCCATGAACTGTAACCTTGTGATGTCACCCCATCCGGTCGTCTTGAACAGTGGGTGATACGATATGGCGTAACCAAGAATTGGGGTCGCCAACGTATAACGTGTCGACGAGTATACATTGTAAGCATCGTGGTGTATCGCCCCCTGAAATACTCTCTTGTCCGTTAGTGTCACGATGTTCTCGTACACGACCCTGCGACCGTCTGCCCAGTTGACAGAACCAACATTCGTAGTCACACCAGGATATACGACGTCGATGACGATGGTCTTGTTGTCGATGACCTCAACAACAGTATGCAATCCAGACAGTTGTGCTGCCGTGATCGGAGCATCCTGTGTGATGTCTATCTGATCCTGCGGTTGATATGAATGAATATTTGATACGGCCGACAGCTGAGTATAACCCGCCCAGGTGCCCGTCGTTCTGTTTATGATGGTGTCGTAAATCCAAGGAACGCTGAACTCCTCTCCGACCTTGACCTCGTAGTCGACGAACGTGGGGACCATAGACAGTGCGAACTGCGTCTGTAACGCCTTCGAACAGTTGAAAGCACAGTAGCCATCAACGGGTCGTGGTGCGATCTTGTACCTGTGAAGATACGTGGCAGCGCCTGCTATCCAAAGGTCGACCACATAACGGAAGCTGGTGTTCGCCTTGTTCGTCGAATCGAAATAATACCATATTGGGTTGTACGCAGGTGACAGTGCATCTGGCGTTGCTTTGGTCGTTATTGTCGGCATATTGTTAGTTTCTTTTTAATACTGTGCGAAGCACGCATCAACGGATGGTTATGTTCTTTTGTTTGGACAGACTCAACAGCACATCGTCCGTAATGGCCTGGGCCCACTGTCCTGCCGCGTCTTCCAGTGCGTCGTACTTTCTGTTCGTCTCTAGATTCTGGAGTGCTCTTGCAATGACGTCAGACGGTGGTATGCCGTTCTCCGCGATGGACTTTGCTATGGCGAAGGCCGCCCCCTCTGGGATTCCCTTCTCCCTGCACCACTTTCGGATGGGATCGACTGGCGGCATCCTCGATCCTGCGCGCCTGCCCTCGTCTACATAGATGAGGTAGTCTTCCGCCTCGATCACTAAAGTCCAAGACGTGCCGAAACCAGTCTTCATGAGACGCGTCGATAAACTGCGTATAAGATCGCCTGACGCAACCTTCCCGAGCGATCTGAGTAAAGAGTCCAGCTCGTAGATGTAGTCTTCGCCAAGGCGCTCTAACGCTTCCTTAAATGCTTTGTCTGTTTCCTCTGCCATGTTATTTCTTCGGTTTATCGTTTACTAGACTAGACTCAGATGCAGACCTGGTCACCACGATTCCCTCTCCAGACTTTTTCAACCTGAACAGATATGCTGACCAATAATGCCGACACGAGTAGCTCCCTTTGTACTGCCAGATGCTGTACACACCGAAATCGTTGTTCGCCATTGAGAAGCTCATCTGGTTGATGTCCTCTCTCCTGAAGTAAGATCCCGAGAAGTTCTGCATCATGTATGCGCAAAAATCTCTGTTCTTCGAATCGGTCGGCCCCTCATAGATATACCTGACGACGACATCGCTGTCCAAGAAGCTTGGTGCCTCGGGATCAGGATGTATTCCCGCCGTGTTCAGGAACTTGAAAGTCTTGATCATCCTAGATTCATCTGGTATGCCGTCAACGAGGTACGGCGTCAGGTCGCTAATCTTCTTGACGATCTCGTAGTCAGACATGTCGTCGGTCTTCAGGTCCTTCAGGCCGTCTTTGATGAGCTCCGCCTGCGCAGGCGTGATGACCTGACGGTCCCTGAGTGCAAGAAGTTTTTGTAGTTTGTTCATTTTGTCTGTTTCCTCTACCATGTTATTTCTTCGGTTTATCCAAAATAAGCTACTGTTACAGGAACAATCGAACTATTGCTTATCCCCCAATTATCACTATCTGTTATTGTACCATCAAGGGTCCATATCTTATTGCCACCACTAGAATCAATTCTCAGTGCATCACAATTAATAACCTCTTGATTAGCATTAGTGCCATTATATATTAATGTGACTTTTGCAGTTGCACTTGAAGACTGTAATAATCTTGGATACAATTTATTTGAATATGAACTAATTGAATTATTAATTGTATAGACATTCTGATAATAAAAATTTATGTAGCTAGATATTAAATTCTTGTTTATATTTTGAATGTCATTAATTATGAAATCATCAACAGTAAAACCAGCAGAACCGAAGAAGTAAACATTATATAAATTGACTATTATTTTTCGTGCATTGAATAATGAATTAAATGTATAGAGACTATATGTATTACTCCCCTGAAAATATACATTATTCCAAGTCATTCCACTCGTATTCAATGTTGTCTGTGCCTGGATGATTAGATTAGAATTATTAGTTAATGTATCGACTGTACCAGCGGTATGTGTTATAGTACCAATTGAATGAGTGATATATTCTCGTAGTGTTAATGTTCCTCCACTTTTGTTTATAATTATAGGATTTTTTGCTGAACCAGTAATCGAGGTCCCACCCCATAAACAATTATTTGAACCCGTAAATTCTATCGTGGTAGTACCACCCAGTTGTCTATTACCTGTACCCAAGTTCCAGTCATCATATACCAATATTTTATTACCATTTAGAGTCAAGAGTACATTTGTTGTTAAAAACGCTGTCAGTTTTCCTACATTCCAATCATCCGTTAATGTTATGGTATGCGGATTTAGACCACCCAAAAATAGATATGGGACATAACAACCATTTGATGTTATGCTCACAGCAATCCCATTTGCAAAAGAGCTTAAATACCCGCCAGCCATACTCAAAGTTGCACCTGAGCCCAAGATAATGCTCTTATTGTAAACATTTAAAGTAAAAGTCCCAAACGTAAGAGTTCCTGTATAATTTGTCATATCGAGCCTATAACAAGCCCTATTACCACCTAATGTACAAGCTGGACTTGCTGCATCAAATGTAGTTGTATGACCATCAACAGATGTAGGGACTGTTCCTAAAGACCAATTTGTTGCTGTTATCCAAGCTGAAGATGTTGCTCCTGTGAATGTATTTACTGCCATATTAAGATTTAGTTATTTGAATATAAAGCCACGCCTTGGTTAATGTTGCGGCAGAATCTAAAACAAATTCTAGTTCATCATCTGCTGTCAATGCGACAGACGTCCAAGATGTCGGAGCCGCGTTATTCCGCATAGCAGAACTTAAGAGTGGTTTATTTCCAGCTCCAATGATGGTAGTTCCTGAACGTTTAATGTCGAATTGAACTGAACCTGAAACATCTCCAATAACATACCAAGCTACTATTGTCGATGTACTATCAACAACTCGATACCCTAATGTGCCAGTTGTTGGTACGTTGCCTTGTCCATCGACGGATAAACATATAGTATCAGATGACACGCCTGAGAATCCTGATACGCCTGAGAATCCAATACCACTAAACCCTGACACGCCTGAGTAACCTGACACGCCTGACACGCCTGAGAATCCAATACCACTGAATCCTGATGTTCCAATACCACTGAATCCTGACACGCCTGAGAATCCAATACCACTGAATCCTGATGTTCCAATACCACTTATACCTGACACGCCTGAGAATCCTGATGTTCCAATTCCACTAAATCCAGACACGCCTGAGAATCCAATACCACTGAACCCTGACACGCCTGAGTAACCTGACACGCCTGAGAATCCAATACCACTGAATCCTGACACGCCTGAGAACCCGAGAGGCTCGGCAGGGAAGTAAGGTCCAGATGGCAGCGGACTTATGGAAGGATCTAATGGTATGTCACAAAACATCGTGCCCGTCATCTCTACTGACAGGTCCATGGTCCATCCAAAACAGAAGTCCATGAGCGCGTTGTTCTTTGGAACGGCAGTAGGATCTGAGATCGCCATGACGTTGACGTAAAACGGATTGTCCGTCCCGAACCACATTCGGATGTCATTTATGATCCGCTGCGTGTCTGACACAACGTCTCCCTCGTTCGACCTGTCCTTCTCGATGCGATCGTACACGTGAAACCTGACGTTCTGCTTGATCATCTCGCCGAGTCCGGCAGAGATCGGCGTCATGAATACCACAGGGAACAGGTCTGACTCGGTGGCCAGCGTCGGAATCTGCTCCTCGACCGTAGAGTAGAATCTCCTGATCGCATAGTGAGATGCACAAAACGGCTCCACGATCTGCTCTAACTGTTTATATGAATAGTTCATTGTATGTTATTTTTTTATTTTACTATCTCCTGGAGTCGTAAAGACGTTACAACTACTGTGCGAACTTAACAACTGAATTGCAGTCCTCCGGCATTAGCCCGTAGGTACGTCGTACAATATCTGGCTGCGTCGATTCCGTCGTCGTCTACCTTCATGACCTCGTCCGTGATGACACCCCTTATCTTCCTGTAACGGTATGACTCTAAGTTGCTTATGAGCTGTAAAGAACTCGGTTCGACTGTAATGATCGATGTTCTCAGAATCTCGAGACCCTTCTTGACGGACTTGTCTGCACCAACGCAGTTGAATCCCGCGTCGTTGATGGCATGGATAAGATCCGGCCGTGCAGCGTCCGCCAATATGATGGACGCCTTCTCGACGTTCACCTCCATCACGACGAGAAGCTCGTCGATGGACTGGTTGGATAGGGACGTGATCTGTTCGAGATGAAACCTCCGGCCTGTTCCATCGTGCCATATCCTCACCAGGAAGTTTGGGTGGGTCCATCCAAAGTCAAGGCCGTATGCGATCTCCGTGAGATCGGCTGGACGTTGTTGTATGACGTGGTGCCTGATGACGTGCTCCTGAGTCTGTGCGCGCTCTCCGAGGTTGTACACCTTGTAAGCGTCTGGATCCGTGTGTTTTAGAAACTGTAGCTCCTCTACCTGTGCATCAGATAGGAACGGATTCATCCTGAATGTGCTCTTCTGTAGGACAGCGTTGTCTCGCTCTCCCAATTCGTAGAGCCAGCCGTTGGTGAATGACGGGTTGAAGTCGAATATCATCTTCTCCTCGGTACGGAGATTCAGCTGTGTGAAGTCCTCCTTCCAAATTTCGTTAGATTCGTTGCACCAACAGATGTGTCGCTTACGCCCTCGGACCTTGGCCTCGTCATCGACCGAGAAGAACTCGACCTGTGATCCGTTTGGAAACGTGTAGATGTGTTCCGAGCGGTTGTGGTTATTCTGTTTGTAAAGATTCAGTTCGACCAGAATCGAGAAGAAATCACGCATAACGGTGGCCTTGAGCGCCGGAAAGGTCTTCCTGATGATCGAGACGATCTTGCCCGGGTTCTGCAGGCAGTATATGATCAGCAGCTGACAGATACTGTAAGTCTTACTGGACCTGGATCCGCCCTGGAGAAGTATGAAACGCTTGTCGGAATAGAACGCTTCGGACACATTCGAGAATACGTCAGTGTATTGCATCTCTATTTCCATTTTACTCAGGGTAGGTTTTCTTCTCAGCAGGCTTCATCACGATCGTAATGGACTGATCATCGGCCACCTGACTATCGGTAGGCATTATGTATTTCACTATATGCAGGAACAGTGATGCTTTTTCTTTTGGACTGAGCGTGTTCCATACCTCATAGAGATCATCTGCGGTGTCGGTGACAAACTGCAAGAGGAACTTCTTCATCTCTGTGGTGGTCTTCGTATGATTTCCTTTTTTAAGTTTGCCCAAGTTATTACCAGCGCCGAAGCGTCCTTTGTCATCACGATTATAGACCGGAACGATTCCGATTTCTTCGGAATCGTCAGAAAGCTGTTCTACGGTCCCATCGTCAGCATTCAATAGATCGTCAAGTGCATCTTTATCAGGCATTTATGAAATTGTTTTGTTTTAAGTAGTCGCGGAAGTATTCCTTGATCATCGCAACCTTCGAACTACATCTGCATACTTTGATCTTCCTACCCGTGTATTCATTATAAAGCTCGAACATCCGTTTGTTCTGTATTGTATTTCTTTCCATTGAGATTAAATCAAAAATTTCTTCCATATTTTAAATTTTAAATTTTAATTATCCACCTCACAGTCTTTTCTGCCACCAGGGGTATAAGAGCTAGGCATAGCATATTGGGCTCGACCTGGAGCTCCTGTGTGATCCAGAGGAGGCACGTGAGGAACGCCGTCCAGGTGCCGAGACAGAGGCCGCACTCCCAGAAGGAATAATCAGACAGACCTAATCGATCTAAGAGATAAATGTAGGGCTGACTGGTTATGACGATGCCCAAGATTATGCCTATGCAGCTAGACATTGTTATTACTTCTAATATGTTCATTGTATGTTATCTTTGTACCCGTAGGGCAGTTGTATGCACTCCTGGAGTCGTAAAGACGTTACAACTAACAATACTGTGCAAAGGTCCTACTGTGTATCAAAAGCGAGAGGACCCTACCGGGTCCTCTCTGTGAGATAATAAAAATAAAACAGGAAAAATGGCATTAGAACCTGAATCTATTATTTTATTAATGAATGATGATTTTGTTTCACTGCCGGTCCGATTCGGCGTGGTAAAAGCTGCCTCCCGCTTAGTCGGATTTTAGTTTTACCCTAGCCGCCCTTGGACAGGGAATAAAAAATGAAAAAGGGCGGCTTAGGATTTTCTTTTTTAGAAAAATCCGACTCACAAAATCAAGAACGTCAACAGTTTAAACAAGGTAAAGGGGATAAGGGTAAGTAATAAATTATATATTATAGGGTACTATAAAAGGTAGAATAGGCTCGTATGAGCTCTATGGGCCGTATGAGCCTATGGTAATATGTAACACATGCATTTTTCACCCCCTTTCGCCCCGAATATTTAATCGTTTGATAATCAATATATTGAATTAAAAAAACAAAATATCGTTGAAACTTTTTAAAAACAGAGATATATAAATAAAACAAACAAATTTAAAACAAACAACTATGAAAAAACTGCCACAACCGAAGTCTTTGACTTCACAAATTCGAGATCTATTAACTGATATGAAAGTCGGCAGCATCGAGACTTATCACACGGACAACAGGAACTACACGTCGTTCAAGCAGATGTTATACAAAGAGATCAACAAAATGCCGAATGGCGAATGGATCACCAAGATTAACTACGAGGAGAACTTGTTGATGATCATCAGAATAAAATAAGACAAACTAAAAATGAAATTAGAAAAAGAAGATTTATCAAGAGCGTTCGCCCAGTCCGACATATTGAAGTACTTCAGGCATTTTCTTGCGATGAAAAACTACACATACAATTTGCACACTGGGTTTGTCCTATCTAATAACCGAGATACTGAGAGAGAGTTGGAGACGGAGTTCAGGACGTGGGTTACCGTGATAAGAGCAGACATTAAATTGACCGGTGGTGTACCGGGACTGTTCAATGCCACGTTGGGTCCATCAGATGCCATACGTTTGTACAAGTCGGAGGAGTACACCAGGCACATAGGATTGATGAAGTCAAAATTGACGTACGATCCAGCGAAGCGAGAAGTGGCTCTTGACGAGTTAAGGCGGTTCACACACATACTGACCGGCGACAACAAGGAGTTAGACGTCGCTGCGCTGTACAGTTTTATCTGGCAGGTTAAGCGCAAGTTCTTTGAGTTGCCAGTCGTACATCACATCATGCCGATATTGTACTCTAACATGCAGGGCTCTGGAAAGACACAGACCATGCACAGGATCACGTTGACCAAGACAGACTGCAAGGGTAACGAAAGTAATATCCTTCTGCCGCTAGCTGCATCAGTGAAGAAATCTGAGGGGTTCGATGAGCGCAACAGACACCTGTTCGCGTCGTGTAGCATAATAAAGTTGGACGAAGTTGAGATAGAGAAGGATCAGTATAATGTGGTGAAGTCGTTGATCACCGATGATACCGTACAGTGGCGACCGCTGCGTACCAACGATGCCATAACCCGTAAGAACAGGGCTACTTTGATAGCGACGTCAAACCTACCACTGGACTCTCTAGTATTCGACGAGTCCGGTGTCAGGAGGTTCTACCAGATCAACGTGCGAAAATTCGACATACAGACACAGGAGGGCTTGGTGCAAGCTTCTGAGCAGGAGGAGTCGCTGACGAACATAAGGTACGAGGATATATGGAGCGGGATAGACGAATCGTTGTCATACAAGGACACATATCATGCGAAGTTTGCGGAGCAGTTTAATGTCGTCGCCGAGATCACCAGGAACAGGGGCGACTTTGAACTGTATCTGAACGAGGCAGGAATATCTGCGGGAGGCGATACGTTCATCCGTACGGCCTGGATAAACGCAGAATTTAAACAATGGGCATATAACAACACCAGCGTCAAGTGGTTCAAGAAGGACTACAAGAGACACTTCACAAAGATAGGTCTAAACCTAGTAAAGACTGGTGGTCACGAGGGATATTACGTGACGTTGTCAGAAGAAGCAGCAGTTGCCTATGCCAACTGGATAGGGTACGACGAGACGAGGTACAAGATAGGAATATAAAAAAAATCAAAAACAAGATGATAGACTCAAGACTTTTTTACGAGACGCTGTTCGACCCAGAGGACAGGACGTGCTTCGGCATGATGACGACGCCAGAGGGAAAGATCCCTGGCATTTACAATACGAAGCTGCAGTGGGCGTCTGCAACGCACTACCAGAAGAGGAATTACTTCACGATCAATCCTATGCACACTTCGAGGAAGAAGACCAACGTCATGAAGTTCAGGAATTTCATGGTGGAGATGGACTACCACACGCTGGACGAGCAGAAGAGATTGGTAAAGGCGTCGGGACTTCCATGGAGCACGGCAGTATTTTCAGGCGGAGACAGCATTCACTTCATCGTCAGTTTGGTCACACCACTTGCGAGCATCGAGGAGTACAACAAATTGGCACACAGGCTGTACGCGGCTATGGAGATCAAGAAGATGAAGGAGGATCAGGGCAACAAGAATGCAACGAGGTTCTCGCGAACGCCTAATGTATTCAGAGAGGACAAGGGGCAGATACAACACCTGCTCAAGGTTAACGGGCGGATCGATAACGAGGTGTTCTTCGACTGGGTCAGTAAACGGTTGGCATACCTCGGTATAGACGAGGCGTCTTTCGAACCTAAGGTTTACCTCGCGCCGACCAAACCAGAAGGAGCGGAGGAGATGTGTGATGACGACAAGTATAAATGGGTCAAAGAGTACTGGGTGAAGGGACACGTGATGGAGCGGAACCGACACATGTATCTGTACATGGTTGCGTCTGGCTGTAACAAGGTAGGCATCAGCCCGAACAACGCGAAGTACTACATGACAGAGCTAACGGGATGGTCAGGGGGGGATGGCGGCCGTGACGTGTCGCAGGCGGAGGTGGACAAGCAGGTGGACGATACGTACGATGCGAACAGATCAGAGCACGCCGCCATATTCTTGAACAAGCCGATGACGAAAGCCGAGTTCAAAGCAAAGAAATTGAAAGAGAAAACCGAATTGTATAACACCAAATATAAACTAAACGACTATGACTATGGAATTTAACAATAGAGAGTTCAGAACGCAAGCAGCAGCAAAGCAGTTTTACAAAGAACTTATCGCAAGAAATAAAGATTGCGTCTTGAAACCTGACGATTTTGGCATATCAAATCAGGATTACTTGTTCATGTATGACTTATTTCAAAACCACCCGACGGCTAAACGCAAGGAGGATATTGCATATTTTGAGATTAAGTTATTTAATTACGAGAATGTGCATACGGACTATTCCTCTTTTGTAGTCTATACGGATGGGACTGAGACTAACTTCAGTTATACCACTTGTATAACTGGAAAATCTAAATCCGATACTATACAGAAGGTATACAGAGCAGCGATACAGGACACGATTTTAGCGTATAGAATAGATCATGGTCACAAACAATGTTGTTATATAAATCATATCGGTCCGTTAGTTTCTGGCACTGACGTGGATCACGCACATCCAAAGACGTTCAAATCTTTGATGAACGATTTTGCTAAAACAGAATCTTGCACGTTGGATCATAAAGATGTAGAGCAAACAGCACGATGGAAAATATATCACGATAAGCATTGTCATCTTAGATGGGTGTGCCGTACGTGCAACAACAGCACGATCAAACAAGATATTAAGAAGGAGAAACTGACTAAGAAAAACAGATATACTGAATATGATCTGTTTTTAGAACAATTAAAAAATAAAAACCAAGAACAATGAAAAGAAAATTTGACGAGTACGAATTGCAGGCGATCCGATCCAACATCAAGACGATCGAGGAGTACGCTATTTTAAAAACGACACAGGGCGTTCCTAACGTGTCCAAACTGATAAAGGTAGGTAAGCGCGAGAAACTATCGATATGTTACACCAGGTGTGACGATTCATACTTCCTCGAGCTGTCTAACGCCGAGTGTAAGGCGATCATGATCGAGTACGAGTACGACAACATCGACGAGACGCTCGATAAGTTCAACAAGAATCAGGCCGACCTGATCAGACGGCTCAACGGTAAGTAACCCTCTTAGATTATGAAAACTAAGAGGGTTTTTTATCATTACGGCCCGTACGAGACAGCCGTCATCGGCATCGTTCGTGTATGTGTATTGAATATAATTTTCTGCAAGGACCCTAAATGAAGGGGCGTTGTCAATGGAAAGATTTTCATTTTTAATTATAAGTGCTTGAAAATCAAATAGAATAATTTTCAAAATGTGTAATTTTTTTCACACACTCTGAGATATATAAAGAAAACAAAGACGAAGATGATGATTGTATTAAGTGTAGTCCTTGTGGCGATATACGTGCTGCTTTTTGTATATAAACCAGTTAAAGGTGAGCAGAATTAAGGGAGAATTGGAGCAGGACAGGGCAGAGAAGTCCACTCAGCGCGACAGGTACATGATCAGGCAGGAGAAACTAATTGTGGAGCTGCGGAAACAAGTTCATGAACTGACAATAAAATTAAAAAAAAAGTGACCATCAATGATCAGCCTCTTTACGACCTCAAGAAGATCAGACCTGTGCCGGGATTTCCGAACATGTGGATGACAAGAAATGGCCAGGTGTACGATTCACGTTTAGGCAACCTGCACGGCGTTTCAGTAGAGGGAATGGTTATGCTGAAGGTAGATTACGTCGACCATGTGAGTATGTCGCGCCCCGTATTAGTATATGCCGACGAACTCTATAGAAAGGTCTGGAAACGTGAAGCGCCAAAGGACACATGGGTCCCGGGGGAGGACATCAAGATGAACGTAAGAGATGCACTGAACGTGGATCTGATCAAAGCACTGGAAATTTACCAACCAGAATATAACGTTGGAGCGAAGAAGCTGAAGGAGATCAACGAGAAGCTCGTCAAGTTCCTCAATGCGGAGGGATACGACATTAAGGAGATATTAAAATGACAGAGCAAGAGATGATAGCTGAAATAATGACATACAGAAAGGTCATGTACGGCATGGCGTATCACATCCTAAAGAATGTTGACGACGCTGACGACGTGACCCAAAATGCTATGATCAAAGCCGTTACTAGAATTTCACAATTCGACGAGACGCGAGCCAAACTTCAAACATGGTGTTGTGCAATAGTGAAGTTCGAGGCGCTCCAGCTGAAGACCAGATCTAATATGCAGATGGTCGAGTACGTCTCGAATTTTCACGACTCGATAGAAGAGGATGAGGAGACGTGGATGGACGACGCGAGCATGGTGAAATTCATGTCCGAAAAGGTGCAGCATCTCGTCAGGACCTATCCCTTGATAATAAGGTACGATCTGGCAGATGACTTCCTGTTATATTATTCTGGTGGACGGGGTTACAAAAATAAAAGATCAAAAAACTTTCAGTCAAAGTTGAAATCGTACCAGCGGATGGCTGACGATCACAATGTTAATATTAGTATCATCAAGACCACGTTTAAGCGCACGCTCGACATGCTGAGATTGAAGTTGAACAAATACATCAGGACAGAAAACAATTAAAAAATGGAACTGACGGAAGAGATGTTGAGATGTGCGCACGTTGCGTACACTAGAGAGCTGAACGAGGCGGTTGAATCAGAGCGCTACGAGGCTGCTGCTGCATTCAGGGACGTGATCAAGATACTGTCTGACGCCATTCTGGGATACAGAGACGCCGACAAGGAGGTCATGGACATCCTATTTTACTGTTGCATGATGTACGGCAATCTCGTCGACATTAACGAGGAGGACGAGAGCGAGACATACGAATTGGAGGGCTGTTTCTTTCAGTTCGCTAATCCCTCGAAATAAAATAAAAAAAAATAAAAAGAAAGATAAAAGAAATGGAAAAACAAACATTAAATGACCATGCGGAAGCGTTCTATCTCTACCAACTGAGACGGATGAAAGACAAAGAGGAATCTAAGCTCTTCTCTTTATGGTGGACGGAAACCGGCAGAGATCAGTACATATCAACGTGTGTCCGTGCCTTCTTTATATATTCAGTACTGGTCATTAGATCTCTCTGTATACTCTAAATAAAAAAAAACATTAAACAAGAGATGATGTACAAGGAACAAGACAAGTTCAACAGGAAGATATGTGTGCTGACGATGGCCACCGGGCCTTACAAACAGTTTCTGCCCAACCTGATAGCAAGTATCAACCAGTACTTTCTACCAGGATATGACGTGACGGTGCACGTCTATACGGACGAACCCGATAGCGATTTCCCGCGCGTTAGAGCGCACTTCTTAGAGCACATTCCCGCTCGGAAGTGGTACCCTACGCTGGATCGGTTCCACATATTCGTCGACAGTCGCATGGTCATAGACGGGTACGACAACTACGTATATCTCGATTCAGACACGCTGCTGACGGACTATATTACCGAGGAGATACTAGGAGACCGTGTCTACGTGCAGCACTGCGGCTTCGTCAACCGTAGGGGACCCTACGAATCCAATGAGAATTCCGCTTGCTACGTCGGGGACGAGAACAAATCGCCGTACATCGCAGGAAGCATCTGGGCGTTCTCAAACGAGGAGTTCTGGAAGTTCATGGACAACGCCATCAAGATGGTGGAGGCTGACATTAAAAATAGAATCCTACCTGTATGGGCAGACGAGAGCGTCATCAACCGTTATTCGCTCGACAATCCTGCGACCACGCTTTTAGATCCTAGCTATCACTACCCTGAGTATACGCAGATCATCACGGACTGCTGGCACAATCAGGGATTGGACTATCCGTGCAAGGTGTTGCAGCTCGACAAATCGAAACATTTAGGATGATATACGATGAGATAGACGCATACTTCACGAAAAATTTTGACGATCTCACAACGACGGCGATGACGATATTCAGGACCTGTCACGGCGCTGGTCACGTCGACGACCTCTTTCAAGAAGCTTACATGCACATGAGGGAGCGGTCAGATAAAATAACGGTGAAGAACATCGAGGCATTCTTCGTCCAGTTCTGTAGAACCCAGCTGACCTGGTCCAACTCAAAGCACAACATCAGCGTGAGGAAGACGGTCCCACAGATCAGGTACGAATCGGAATACAAATATTCATCAGAGACGGACGCCATAAATGATACTCAGGAAAAAATATTGCTGGAAAAATGGTATACGGCACGCAAGTCCGCTATAGCGATTTATAAGATGCAGAAAAAACATAACAAATTTTTATTAGAACTGTACATGGATACTAACGGATCTAATCAGGTGATGTCAGAACGCCTGATGGTTTCAAGATCGTCGGTGTCCAGACTGATACAAAAAATGAAGCAAGATATACAGGAAATTTTACGAAACTTATGAAGAACTTTCTAATACTAGGCTGTGGTCCAAGCGCAAGTAAGGCGATCGGTCTGGAAGGATATATAACAGTCGGAGTTAATGATGCTGCAAGGTATCACAAGATCGACTACCACGTGGTTGTGGACAGAATGATAAGGTTCTCAGATGAGCGTCAAGAGATAATAAGTAATACTTTATCGAGATGTTTGTTCACACAACTGCCGGCAAAAAATATGGAAACAAGATCTGTTGACAGGATGTACATCGAGATGCAGAAAAAGAGAGGTTGGTTTCCTGACAAACATTTATACTCTTTTTCGCACCACAGTCCATTTATTGCGGCGCAGGTTGCTGTGCGTTTAGGAGCGACCTGTCTGACTTTCGCCGGAGTAGACCTAATATCCCATCCGAACTTCAATAGGAGACAGCTAGCGGAGTCGAGACTCCATCTGGAGCAGATGCTGAATTATTATCATGGGCAGGGAATAGAATTAGTAAATCTCGGAAATAATAACATCCTTAGCGGAATATGCGGAATGTAAAACCTTTTAACGCTGGTACGATGACGAGCGCTGCGTTCTTTGGGATGATCAGATCGACGTTACGAAAACGGAGTCAGTACTGGAAACCATCTCAAATCGTGAAGCAGGCTGCGAAACGGCCGTACACCGGAGACAACCCAAGGCAGAAGTTCGAGTACATGTGTAATATTTGTAAAGAATACTTTCCGGGGAAAGAGATCGCTGTCGATCACATTGTGGAGGTCGGTTCGCTGACGTGCTACGAAGACCTCCCGGCGTTCTGCGAGGCCTTGTTCTGCGAGGAGTCCGGTTTGCAAACAGCGTGTAAGACGTGTCACGACAAGAAGACGAAAGCTTACATGGATGGAAAAAAATTAAAGTAAATCAGATGTCCTCCTTTGTAAGGACTTGATCAAGGCAACTCGTTGTAACGTCTTTACGACTCCAGGAGTGCGCCTCCCGCTCGGGACAACTGCCCTACGGGTACAAAGATAGTAAAAAATTCACAATCGATTCCTCCTATTTTTGTAAGGACTTGATCAAGGCAGTCCTTGCGTCCTGCTTAGATATGCTGAGTATCAGCGAATGGAGCTTGTCTATGCTGGTGCATAAATCATTGTGCAGCACCTTGGAAACCTTTGACCTCTCTCTCTTCTTTTTCATTTGTCGAACTGTTTTTTTATTAAATTTCTTAGATCTTCTATTACGGTCGTAAGTTTCGTCATGGTGTTAAGTCCCTCTCGTTGGAGGTCTCTTAATAACGTATTGAGCTCCTTGAGCTCCTTGTTCTTGTGCTCGAGTCCACTCTTGAAGTACCATAAAAAGTAGCCAAGAATCCCGATTATGGGACTCATCTTGGCTAGTTCTAAGAATATTTCGTTCATGTTTTTTTTATGTTTTTTCTTTCGTAAAGACGTTACAACATCAGATGACCATGATTCCATTGTCCCAGTTCGTGCTAGAATCTGGCTCGGTATCGTCCTTGTTACTTTCCGCAGTCCATCCTGGATAGTCGTCCTCGTTCAGCTTCAAGAATTTGGTCACTCGGTTCTCATAGTACTCCGCCATGTCGCTGTACTTGCCGATCTGGAACGCCAGCGTCTTCTCGTCTATTTCACGAGAGTACTCTCCGTTCTGTAGCTGAGGACCCTTGTTCTTCCACTGCACCCAGTTGAATGGCATTGCTATCACCGCCGTTCTCCACGCCATGGCTGGCGCGATGTGCTCTACGAGCAATATCTCAGTTGCGGTAAGCGTCTGCGCGTTGTACTTGACCACCAGTGCGTCGAAGTACTCTCGGCCTAATATCAAGGACATGTGAAGTTCGGCAGCGGGCTGCGCGTAAGGCATCAAATTCTTGGCATCCACGTTCTGCGATATGCCGGTCTGACTTTGGAGGTATGTCTCCGTAATGAAGTACAATGTAGTCGCCATAGTTATGCTGTTTTTTCTTCAAGTTTTAGGTCGATTCCGGTGAAGGTTATCGATCCAGATTTGTTAATGATGTCTATAAACTCGTCATAGAACTCTTCCAAGGTCTCTCTGAGCGGTTCGACGACGGCGGCCTCGAATATTCTGAACGAAGTCTTGATCTCCTCGGTATTTCCGAGCTGTCCTGCGGTCTTCACGCCCATTATGCTTGGATTGATTTGATGCGAGAAACAGATGTTGTCTCGTAAATCTTTACTGGTCTGCATGAAGAGCTTGTCGTTCTGAGATGGGGATGCGGTTATGATGTCAGGCATCTGGTCCCTGTTCGTGGAGAACAAAGTGATCACGCGCCCTGCTGCTGCAGCGCCCTTGGCAGACTGTATCTCTGTCTTCATCTTCTTCTTGGCCTCTTTGTTGGCAGGAGTCGACGGGAAGTTCAAAATAAAGGAAGGATTGATTGAATTTTGAATATTACTTTTTTGAAGGTAAGACACTTCGCCGTCGAGAAATATCCAGTTTCCTGCCGTGGCATAACCTGGTATCGCATAAGTAAGTAAACCAGCAGAAGACACCTGGTGCATCAGCACGCAATCCTGTTGTAATTTTGTTCTGTCGTACACCGGCAGACTACTCATAGATGAACCCACAGACCAGTCTCGTTTCAAGAATATTTTAGTGACGTTGCCGTACATGTCCGATAGCGTGTGACGGACCATAACAGGATCGATCCTGTTGACAGCCAGTATGTTTCCCTTCTCGTCGAACTGTAGCCGCAGGTACATTCTGGCGTGGACGATCAAGTCCTGACATATCTTCTTGTAGCTCTTGGTAATGTACTGCATCACCATCGCCTCTTTGATCTTCTCGGGAACAGTAGTACCCTTAAAATCGACAGTGTATCCAGATCCTGCAACTAATGACTGCTTGAAATCACAGATCGCTCTGTGCAAAGAACTTGTGTAATACATGGATGCGAGAACGTCTGGGTAGAGGTTGTCCGTTCCGAAGTATACGAATCCGCCGCCGCCTATTAACCGGTCGTTTATGTATGGTTTGGACAGGTCACCGTGGTTGTACAGGCTCGAGTTCATCACTGAATACTCGGCTTGCTTCTGTTTTGACTCGCCAAATTGCATTCCTAAAAATTTCATATTATCTGTAAATTTGATTTATAGTGATGTCCTCACCCTCGACGATCACCATGCACTCTTTAAGTTTTGTGCTCCAGTCGTCAGGATCGAGACTCTCGGTCGCCGACTCGTATATCTCGCCCTTCCACTGGCCGCTCGGTAAGCTCACGATTCCCGCCATCGCGTCAAGTCCTGTTGGCTGTTCAGTTATGTCGAAGAGCGTGTAACTATCTGTCAGTTGGACGCTAGGCGCAGTGAAGATGTTGACCGCCTCAGTCGATCTGTTGGTGAATTGGAAAATGAAATACGGCGCCGCCAACGTGACGCTCTCCCATAGAGTCAACGGTATTTTGTTGACCGATCCCTTCTCGATGTATATCAGCATTTAGTTGTTTTAATAATACTGTGCGAAAGGTTCGTCAACAATCATTTCGGAATTCTAAAAAGAAAAACGCCTATCCTTAAAAAAAAGATAGGCGTTTTGTGCGTTTGGAAAATTCTTAGATAATTGCAGCAAGCAATCCTTCAGTGAAGGTGTATGCTTGGTACTTCTCCTCACCAGAAAAAGTCATCGTGTAGTTGGCAGATTCCGAACCGCCAGTCGTGGCAGTAAGGTTGAGACCGTTGTTGGCTCCTAAGAACCAGAACGTTCCGTTGTTGTCCTCAGCGATGATTATTAAATCTCGAAAACCTTCTGCAAGGATGGCGATCTCGTTCCTCTTGTCGACGTCCCTCTTGTTCAAGATCAACGTTACTATCTGAGCCCATCCGTCCAAGCCTACTGTCGGATCAACCTGGTCCTCAGTGTAGTTAGATCCGGAAGTCTTTCTGAACTCATACTTGTAGAATAAGCCAACGGGCGAGGTGGCAACCATAGTGATTGCCGTAACCACCCCAGCTACAACGGTGTAGCTGGAAACGTCAAGCAAATCTGCGATGTATATGTTCTTGATACCCTTTATGTTTGGGGTACAATCTTTTGTTGCACCCGTTAATGTGTTACATGACATAAATTTATGTTTTTATTTTAAACTGAAAAGGCCGGATACCGGATTTAACCCAGTCCCGGCCTGTTCTATTTTATTTTACTTATTGATTAGCTGTAGTATACAATTTCCTCTGGGTTTGTGAAACCAACGAAGAATTTAAAGTCAGTTCTGGTTCTGATTGTGGCATCGCCAGTAGTAAGCTTCATGTTGATCGTGTTGATCTCAGAAACGTCACCTAGTAAGTCGTAAGCGTAAACTAAGTTCATGCCTATGGTAGCTACCATTGTGTCAGCTGACATACCTGGAGAAACAATTATCTTGATTCCTTGGTACTGCAGCGGATACGCTTCTGAAATAGATGCGTTTGGTAGTACAGATGCAGCCTGCTGGAAAAGCGAAGCAGCGGAAGCGCCCATCCAGATTCTCAATTCGGTTTTCTTGTAAGAGATAGACGCAGGAAGAGCAGCTTTAACTTTCGCAAGTTCTGCAAGGATGTTAGTAGCAGTCAAAGTGGTGGCGGTCACATCAAGAACAGCAGCATCAGCTAACAGTTTCTTCTCAAGACCGTCGCACATAGAGTAAGGATACACCGTTGAAAGTGTGTCACCCTGCCATGCGATCACTGAAAGTCCGTCTTTAACCTTAGCAGCTAATACGTCGTAATAGTGAGACATGAAGTTTGCTGGCGCGAAATCTGTCATGTTAGATCCTGATCTCATCCACTGAGCAATGAACGAAGACTCTAGATCGTCCTGACAAGTTTGAGTCATTACTGACAACTTACAAGGCGTGATTGTGATGGCATCAAGGTCAGATGCTGTTGCAGTGAATGCACAAGCAAATTCTTGGATTGGGTCCGTAAAAGTAAGGACACCTAACTTAGTTGACTCCTTTACGTCAGGAACCTGTCTGAACTCAGCGAGATCCTCGTTAGATAACGTCGCTTTGATGAACCACTCTAGTGGATTTGGACAAAGCAAAGCAGCAGGTTCTACTGTAAGGTCAAATTTTAATTTTTTAGACATATTTTAATTTTTTATTTTATTTCATCTGATTATTATTACTGTATCAGCATTGTTTTTTTTTCGTTACTTAGAATAAGCGTTGATCAATTTCATTGCTTGGATCTTTTTGTCGAGTGCAGACATCTTGACTGGTTCTTCTGCGGGCACCTGTTGTGACTCGATCTGTATCGCTGCGATTGCTGCATATATCTCGTCTAGCTTAGGTTGAATTATAGCAAGTATTGCCTCCTCGTCAATAGCAGCAGGTTCAGCAGGCACATCTTCAGCAGGTTCAGCAGGCACATCTTCAGCAGGTTCAGCAGGCACATCTTCAGCAGCTTCAACAGGCACATCTTCAACAGGCACATCTTCAGCAGGTTTTTCTTCAGGAATTACCTCGGTGATTACGCCTTCGGTGATAGTCACCACTTCGTTCTCAATGAGAACTTCACCCGTATAGTCTTCTACGACATCTAGATTCTCGTCGATGACAGTGACAGCAGCATCCACAGCTATCTCGTCAGCAGCAACGGTTACGACT